CTGTTCTACTGTCCTTTTTTTCTTTTTCACTGGGCTCTGGCTTTTCTTCTTTTTTCACAGGTTGAGTAGCATCTTCTTCAGATTCAATGGTTTCGTCGGCATCTTTATCCTCATCTACTTCTTTATCATTTCCATCACCATCTTCAGAGCTAGTATCTTTCCCAGTGTCTTTTTCTTCTCCGTCATCACTCTCGGACTCGCTCGATTCATCATCGGATGATTCCTTACTTTTTCCATCAGTATCGGATCCAGATCCGTCATTCTTTTCTGGCTCGGCTGGTTTTTCTTGCGACTCCTGCTCTGGCTCGGATCCAGACTCTCCTTTTCCTGAATCTCCTCCTCCATCTCCTTCGCTTGAGTCGGAGGTATTTGATTCAATAATTTCTGTTTCAGTTCGTCCATTTGATGAATCCTCCACTTGTAATTCTATTTGAGCTATTTCTTGTTCTATAGATTCTGTACTAATATCACTTACAGCCGGAATTTCTTCTACAATTATTGGTTGAGGAATTATAACTGGTTGAATAATAGGAATATCTGGCACTACAGTAACATTTAGTTCAGCAATAGGTTGAGATGTAATATTAGTTTCTGCTAATATTTCTTCTATTGACTCTGGAGCTGTTACTGCTACATCACTTTCTGTGCTAGGAGCAATATAATTCGGACAACCCAGATCATATTGACTATCTAATTCACATTGTTGATTATAATAAGCAACCTGATATAAAGGACAAGATGGTGAATATAATTGATCTATATTACATTGTTGATTAAGATATGCTGTATCATATCCTGGACAACCAGAATCATATAAAGTATCAGCCTCACAGGCTTTATTATAAAGATATGCTACATATGCTTCTGCATAACCCGGACACGTAGGATTATATAAAGTGTCTAAATCGCATGGATTATTTCTATATGTAAACCACATAGATCCATCTTTTACTACAGGACCATAATACCCGTTCCATTGTCCATTGTCTTGTGCAGTTGTAACAAATGTAATATCACCTAATTGTGCTGGCGTATAAATTGTTCCAGATCCTGTAAGGTGATTAAATATTTCCATATAGTCTTGTTCTACTTGCCATACAGATCCACCTTCTACTTCTTCATTTGAACTATGAGCGTTTTCCTCATACCAACTATACCATGTATCATAATTATAGGTTTTAGTTTTTACCACATTTCCTGCAGCATCTGTTAAAGTAACAACAATATTTAATGTATCTAGCTGGTCAGCATATTCACCAGTAGCTTTCATATTCTCATCAAGTCGACTTGAAATATTAGTATCACAATATATTGTAGTACCATCTGATTTAGTTACGTTAAAACACCCATTAATATATTTCCAGCTATAGTGTATTTTATCTAAACTTATTCCAGTACCAGCATCTGAAAGAGCTTCATTTATAGCCATTCCTAATGCAAAACTATCGGCGCATGGTCCCCATTGTAAGGCATTTCCACCCCATGTATTACTAGTTGAAGGTATTAAATTTAAGTGTGTTGATCCACCTACACATGAACCCATTGTCATAGTGCCATCAGTAAGATCACCGATTTCTGGACTAGTTGTTATTGATCCATCATTATTTGTCACGTACGTAGGTGCGCCACCAGAAGAGGTTGGTGTACTTGCAGATTCTAAAACTAAATCTTGAGAGCTAGCCGGCCGCGGCAAGCAAAAGAAGCATAAGAAGAGCACCGCCAATAGCACTTTTGCCAGTATCCCATTGCCTTTTCTGAACATCTGCTTTTGTCTCCGGAATAATTATTGCAGGAATTTTCTTTTTGCCTGATGGCTTTTTCCATTCAACCTTTGCGTCTTCACCAATTTTACCATAAATTGGACAAGGTGTTCCTGCCATTCCCATAGCATCGTATACTCTACGGTCTTGACATAAGACCGATACTGCCGCAACTTTCATTCCAAAGTCATATAATGTTTTTGATATTTTAAGTCTTTCACAATTCTGATCGGTAACAGTTTCTCCGGTTGATATACCTAAAATTTGTGTCTGCACTGCTCCCGATATACCAACAGTACACAAGTCTTGAGAACTACCTCCAGCACTTGGAGAAATAGCACTTGGTGGTGGAGAAATTACAATTGTTCTACCTTTAGAGTCGGTTTTGCTTTTACTATCAGTTGTGGAGTCTATTACAGTTTGTGCATACAAAACAATAGGCTTTGATGCACATGCTGCTAGTGTTAATAATATCAATATCAATAGTTGTTTACTCATAGTTAAACTCCTGTCTATCGATACTATTTATACAAAAAAAGAGAGTCGGAAGACTCTCTTTTTTATCAAAAATAAGTACGACTTTTCTGTTGCTAGGTAAGTCGCCAACCCCCTGTGTTAGGCTGCTATTGCAACGTAACCAGATGGAGCACAATTATTGTTTGCACTTGTAAAGTTCTTCGCGTTAACCCAGCTTAGATCGGGATAGTCTCCATGTTTCCGTCAACACCTGTCGATCCTATTTCAGCCCCATCAAAAAGACACGAATAAGTAATGGTCCAATACGATAATTTTTATATGGATTACCGCTATTGTATCTAAAATCTCCCCATTGAAAAGGTTCTCCTTTAGTCCAACTTATCCAATGAAAGTCCATTCTTTAGTGTCCTTATGGTGGAGCTGCGCGGTACTGCCCCGCGGTCCAGTATGCATCTAGTTAATATCATCAACTACATAGTATATATAATAGTTTAAACATACACAGAATTAAATTGTTGAGTACATCGAATAAATGTAGTACACTTACTTAATTGTTTAAGGTTAGAAGCGCCGGCATACGTGCAAGTACTACGTATTCCACCAAGAATATCTTGAATAGTGTTTTTTATTTCGCCACGATACGGTATCAAAACAGTTCTACCTTCACTCGATCTGTAATTTTTAAGACCTCCAAAGTGTTTATTATTTGCAGTATCCGAACTCATTCCATAGAATTGTACGAATTGTTTCTCTTCAATCTTTGGCGCATTAGGTTCTTCAAATACTTCATTTGTAAAATAATGTTTGGTAATTACTTCACCGCCGCCTTCATCGTGTCCAGCTAACATCCCACCAAGCATAACGAAGTCGGCTCCTGCAGCGAATGCTTTAGCCACATCTCCAGGGCATGTACATCCACCATCAGCAATGATATGGCCTCCAAGACCATGCGCGGCATCAGCGCACTCAATAACAGAAGACAACTGAGGATAACCAACACCCGTTTGAATCCGAGTAGTGCAAACACTCCCAGGACCAATGCCCACTTTAACAATATCGGCTCCATTTAAAATTAACTCCTGTGTTTGATCTGCTGTAACTACGTTTCCAGCAATGATTACAATTCTGGGATAAAGACTTCTAAATTCTTTTATAAAATTACTAAATCTTACAGTATATCCATTAGCAACATCAATACATACATATTTTAATTGATCATCAACTTGCTCGTAAACTGTTCTAAACTTTTCATGATCTCGATCACTAATACCAATACTCATTGCAGTATATTCAGTACGCAAATTATTATCACTATCAAAATAATCTACAAGATCATTAACGCTATAAGTTTTTACTAAACACGTGAAAGCAGATTCAAGTGATAGTTTATCTGCCATTTCAAATGTACCAACACCATCCATGTTAGCTGCCATAATAGGAATACCCTCGTAATTATATGGTGCAGTACTATTTGGATAATCTGGACTATAATTTAAAAAAGTAAATTTACGTTCTAAATCAACTTCTTTTCTTGATTCAAGCGTGCTTCTTTTAGGACGAATAAGCACATCTTTATAGTCAAGCTTCATATCATCATCAATGCGCATTATAATTCCTCGTCATGTATATGCAATTGAATAAGAGCATAATGAAGAATTTTCATTAAGTCTTTACGAGCATCATCTCGAGTACCTTTATTTCCATATCGATTAGCATACTTATCGACATTACCCATACAGAATCCTGTGCCATGTCCTCGGTCAATAATTACTTCAGTTGATTGGAATTTATTAGTAGAATAATGAGCTCCATATGTACTATCAATATATTTTTGAAACTCTTCAATATATTGATTTTCGTTAAATTTATAATCAATAATGTTTTTCATTCAATTTCCTCTAATTCATAATATTCCATTACTTCATTTGTTTGAGATTTTGCTATTGCTTCTGCTTTATCCCAATCAGCTTTATCTAATTCAAACTCTATTATTTTATCTATTCTAACATTTTCAACATCTGGCCAACCAAGACTTTTAAGTGCATATGTTACGGTTTGACCTGCATTATCTAAAATACCTCTACGAATACATATCATAGCTTTATATCTCATGGCATTGTAAATAAGGCTCTTACACCACTGTCTTTATCTGTAGGTTGTCTAGCAAACACTACCCACTTGTATGCGAACATTGTTTCTTTTGTAGTACAAAATTCTTTGAAAGATGTGCCTGTTGTATACACATCATCAACTACTAGCCATGGATGTTTTGGTTCCCATTTAGAATATTTTTGAAGAGCATTTTGTAATTTAACACCACCTCTAGGAATACCAACAACCTTTGAAAATGGTTCCTTTTGATAGTCCATAATCATTGATGCTAAACAATCCCATTCTTTATCAGATACAGCATCCATTTCTATTTTCCATTCCATAGGAATGCCTGCGTGGGAAGTAAATTTTTGTTTTTGAAATAAATCCATTTTTTATCCACTTATATAAGGCGTGTCGCCTACTTTTGCTCTTCGCCATTCTTTTTGGTTAAACATTTTTCCTTGAAGTTCTGTTATGTGACTTATCTCATTATCTATATTATCTTTACTACTTTGCTTTTTTACAGTAAGTCTTTTCATTGTCAATCTTTGTAACCTATATGCAAGAGCACTTTCAATCCAATGAATATCTTCTAAATTTAATTTCCAGCTATCGAGATTAGGCTTTACCATTATTTGCTCATTCCTTGAGGGTCATATTGTTCGCCATTATATGCTGGATATTGATCATCTTCAACTCCAGAATTACAGCCGACTACTACTATCGCTAAAAATATACAAGAGATAATAGTGCCTTTTTTCATCCAATACATAAAGCCATCGAATGCTTGTTCAGCTTGTTGTTGTGCTGCATCTTTTATTTCTTTACTCATTTAGTGACCACCTTCTGAGTATATTACAGGTATAGCAAGAAAAATCATACCAAATATCATTGCAATCAACATAATGACCGGCATCTGCGATAACAAAGGTTTGTGAAAATCAAATAGCCTGATATATTCGTGGACTCTGTATGCTATTACTTTATTTTTTAGTTTTTTCATATTGTATCTATCTCCTCCCATGTTCTAATAAAAAAACTACTACCTAGTTTATCAATCTCCGTCTGAGGATAACCCTCAGAAACTAACC